TTCTCTTCTTGTATGACTGATTGCATTATAAACAGAGCCACACATAGCATCAGCCAAGTCCTTAGACTTTTTTCTAGGGTGGTCTACTCTATTATTGTTCATAATTCTAAGCTCTTGCATTTCTTCATGTAATAAATCTATTTGAGGCAGGACAACCCTTTCTTCATAAATAAGCATTGAGAGATCTTCATAGTGTTTTTTAGCTACTGAAAGAGTCTCTGTTTTAATTCCAACACTTGTCAAATCTCTTTGAATGTCAAAAGAGTTCCATCGGTCAAACGTAACAAGACCTAAGTTAAAGCCTAGCCTTCTTAAATTAATAATCCAATTCTTAACCTCTGACAAGTCTACTGGACCCTCCTTCTTTGGCTCCCAATAAACAATTGCATCTACAACAATAAATGGAACGATCTGTTCGTAGTTATTAAATGATTGAACACTTACCCATTTATCAACATGTGCAATTGAAACAGCACACTTGTCGTGCTTTTGTGCAAGATCAGCATGTACATAGTAAGTCACTTCTGGATCTGGCGTAAAAGACTCTTCAATTCTTTTTGAAATGTCAATTGGATTAATTTTTTTAAATGCCATGGAAAGCTTTTCTCTATTTTTAAAGAATGCATCTGATGAAGTTGTTGGCATACAAGCAAAACGCATTTGTGCATCAGCCATGTCAGTTAAAAATGCTATCTTAAAATCTTCAATACTTCTTGTTGGATTAATTTCCCATGTTGGTCTCTTTAGTGCAAACACTCCAGGAATTCTATATGAATCAATAACATCTTCGTCCCACTCAACGGTGAATTTATTACTTGGATCATCTTCAGAAAGTAGTGGATTAATTATAAACTCATGCGACCTAAGCAAAGTTTCTTTTTCAGCAATTACGTCTTCATATCTTGTTGTAATAAAGTCACCTTTAAAGCGAGGAAAGGAAAGCAATACAACTTTTCCGTAGTCTGGAAAGCGTGAGTCTACAGATCCACGAAATGCTTTATAGATATTGTCAGCAGTTTTAGCTTGATCGTTTCCACTTGCAGATTCCATTGCAAAGCCAGAGATCTCATCAAGGATTGCAAGTATTAAGTTCAAACCTTCAGCAGACTCTCTTTCAGAGTGTCCAGAGTAAACTGTAATTGACTTATCAAATTCTATACTATCAATTTTTGGTGGATCAAACTTTCCTGCAAACCAAGGTGATCCAGTAATTTTTGTCTTAAACCCTTTAAAGAAAACATTTTTTGCTTGTTGAGCATTTATAGCAACGTTCATAATATCAATAGCATCATTTGTTGGTTTACCAAAATATCTTGATGGATCTTTTAAACACAACAATTTATAAACTAGATATGCACATCCAACTGTTGAAGAAAAGTCTTTTCCACTTCCCTTACCAAGCTGCATAATTACTTCATTTTTTGTATACTTCTTAAAATGTTCTTTACCTGCTTCTTCACCCATAAATCTAATCAAATCTTTTTCTTTATAAATTTGACTCATACATTCTACTAAGGTATATTGATACTCAGAAAGCGGTGGTTGATTTAAATATTTCTCACCTTCAACAAATGTCTTTGCATCTACTGGAATTTCTGCAAATGGGGACTCGTCAAGAGCTTCCATAAATTCGCTAATGTCAATTGTCAATTACAACGACCCCACCTTCATTAACCTGAGATAGTTTAGATAGAACCTTTGGTCTGCAAGACTCGCAAGAAGATGTCACCTCTTTTAGAATTGATATAAGTATTTCTTGCTTTCTTTCTGTTTCTAAAAGTTCATCTGCTAATTCTTGATTATCTAATAGACCTGCCTTTTGTAGCATCTCAAGCCTTTTGCTTTCAATGTCAGCAATAAGTTTAATAGAGGTTGTTTTTGCTGTTAAATTTGCAGTAGTATCTGCAGAGTCAATAACTTCATATGCCTTTTTAATAAGTGATGAAAAGTGCTGGTCTGCACCTGCAAGAGCCTCTTTTGCACGAGCATGAATGGCTTGGTTATTTGCTGCCATAACTCTCCAGTCCGTAAGTAACTCTGTAACTTTTACTCTTGGAATATTCAATGCTTTTGAAATTTCTGAAGCATCTAAGCCTTTTAGATATTCTGATGCAACCTTGTTAACAAGGTCTAAATGATTAACTAGTGCTGCTTCGCTTGACACGCTTACCCCTTTTCTTTACTGCCTTTACCCTGTCAGGATAAAAAGACCTTGTTGGTCCAGAAATATCCTTAAACATTTGAAAGCAGTCTATCCATTCTACACCATTTACAGGATTTTTTACAATGCATTTAAACTTAAAATTAGCACCACGTTCTCCAGTAATCTTTATAAGATCACCCTCACTTACTTCATGACCACTTTCAGTAACCATTGAATACTTTCTTTCAAATCTATCTTTATAAACAATCTTTTTCTTAGCCACGCTTTTTAGCCTTCTTTAGCAATAAATATCCAATAAGATCATCCTCATCATTATCTCCAGCATAAAGTTTTTTATTCTTAATTCTATTTAACTTATCATCAATACGAACATTTAGCTGTTCCATATCGTCTGCATTACTAAAGATACGAATAGGATTTAGTGCAGAGTTGCCATACGCTACATTTTTTTCTAGTAACATTTCTGTAATATCTAGACAGGCAGCAAGAATGCTGTATCCAGCTGGGGCATTCTTAGAAAGCTCAAGAATTTTTTTAATCTTGTCTTCATTTTTATTTACAAAGAATGCTTCTGAGGGGTATTCAGCCATTATTTTCTCCTGCTTTTTCTTAATCCAAATTTTCCAAGGTACACATAAATAGTCTCAACAGAAACGCCACACTCTTTTGCAATATCTTCTGGAGACTTCTTATCCATTAAAAATCTTTTTCTTAACCAATTTTCATTATTGTACATTTTCATAATATCATTATATCCTTTATAAGTCAAGTTTACTTATCTTATTCCAATTATTTGTTGCATACCATCCAATTGCAATTGCATCAGCGACATCATTATCAGATACTTCAGTCATAAACTCTATATTAACAAGTCTAATAGTTCTATTTTTTCTAAACTCTCTTTCCTTGTTTTTATACCAAGATTCTGATTTTCCAGGAGTCTCTTTTCTTAATGCCGCTTTTTCTTCTTTTGTTAAAACCTTATTGCCAATCCAATTTTGCCAAGCAACTGGTACACAAGGATAGATATTCTTTACTCCATTAATATATGCAGCACTAACTACTGCACCTTGTGCTAAAGCTAGTTGCATAGATGTCTTTGGAGAGTTTGCAAATATTGTATTTTCAATAACCATAGCTTTAACATCAAAATCTTTTAATAATGGAGTGAGCTTTTTACAAGCATCTCCAGCTTTTTGATAATGATCATTACCAACAAAATTAACCTTTCCAAACTTAACTAAACTTTTATTTGCAAATATAGCAAATGCAACTGAAGTAGACGAAGCATCAATTGCTATAAACCTACTTGGCGTACCAACATCTTTCCAACTAACTTTGTTCATAATCAAAAAATCCTTTTATATCTTTTAATGTTTGATCTAGCTTTCTTTTACTCATCATACAACTATTACAAAATCCTGCATCATTATAGATACTGATTTCAATACCGCACCCACCAGCACATTTTCTAGACCTAGTTGCACGAGATCTTACTTTTGAAACCTTATATCTTTGCATAATCTTTTCTTTAGTTGCAGTGCTTCTACATTCAGAAGAACAATATATTTGATTCTTATTGTTTGTCTGAAATTGTTCATCACAAAGTTTACAAAATTTATTCAAGATCTTTCCTTGGAGCTATTTTAATATCACCTTTTGGCTTTGAACGACAAGCTGTTTCGAAATCACAACCCTTGCAAACCTTGGAGTTTGAACGATATGGGTTTTCTGGAAGAAGACCATCATCAGAAGCCTTTTTTACTTCTCTCATCCAGTCAAAGAAGTAGTTGATAAAGTTTTTATAATGCTCATTTAGCTTTACTGGGAACATTGAAAGCTCATGGCTATTTTTTGATTCATAAATAAGAAAGGCAAAGCTTTTCTTAAGAATCTTCATATAAATTAAAAGTTGCTCAACATGATACTTTCTTGCTTCACCCTTAACATTTAGATAATGAAAAGAATCTTCATTTAGAGTTTTAATTTCAGTAAGAATATCCATGTCATTCCATTTAATAATGGCATCAGTTCTGCCAGAAATTGGTGGATCTTGGTATGATAAACGCTCTTCATTTGTTACAAGAATACCTGCATGTTCCATAGCCTTTTCAATACGACCATGACGATCAGTACCACTATCCATATTAGCAACTGAATACCAGTCTGTCTTTGATTCTGCTTCATTTCCCTCAAACCAAAGATACCAAAATCTTGGACACTTTCCTGCACCATACGTTAATGTTGATGGAGTAAAACTATCTCTCTTTTTAAAGGATGCTTTTCTTTGTGCAGCATATCCTTCTTTGATCTTGTCAACAATTTCTTGACTATTGATTAAATTTTCTTCACTCTTCTTTGGCTTCTCAACCAATTTGTTAATAAGGCTCTTAGCCATTGTTAATCCTAACTGCATATTTTAATGCATCTACTAAGCGATCTGTCGCTTCTTTTGCAGAATAATAAATATTCTTTTTTGCTCTTTCATCTTTCTTAACATTAGTATACCAGGAAGCAAGCATTGCAAATTTAGCAGAATACGCCTGTAGTTTTACAATTAGTTCAACACCAACTGATGCTGGAACATCTGGCTTAGAAATAAGCTTTGCAACAAGTGCAAGAGTTTGAGTTAGTTCCTCATCTTGCATATGCTCAGATATTTCGTTAAAACCATTTACTTGATTTAATAAATCAACTGTTGTTTCCATTGTTCCT